CTCGCGGTAAAACCCGCGCCAGAAGTCCGGGTACTGAGTCGCGAAGTCCTGGAACGCGCGGTCCACGTTGTTGCCGCCGGCGAGCCGGGACGCCGTCCAGGTCACGGCCTCGGTCTTGACCTCAGTGGACGCGATCTCGGTCGTACCGTCGTAGCCGGCCCAGTCGCCCACGGTGGGGGTTGCCAGCGTGCCGGCCGCGTCGCTGCCGGAGGTGGTCTCTGCCCACTTCCAGCCAACGCCGTTCAGGCTGTTCAGCGGGCCCGGGGTGTAGAGCGGGACGAACCGCTGGCGGTGGGTGCGGAGGTTCCAGACCTCGCCCAGCCAGTTGGGCGCGCCGGCCGGCGTGACGTCCGCGGCAATCGCGTCGTCGAGCGCGGCCAGAAGTCCGCGGTCCGGGCTGCCGCCGGCGTACGCCGCGGCGAGCGACTCGAAGAACTCGTCGGCGGTGGCCGGCTGGCCACGGTCGCGCCGGCGTCCGGGCCGACCGGCGCCGCCCTGCGGAGCGCGGGCGGGACGACGGCGCGCGCGGCCGGCGGCGCCGGCCTCGAGCTCGTCGCCGGTCTCGTCGTCGTCGAGCTCGTCGACGTCGGGGTTCTGGTTCTCGGGCATGTCGTCGTCCTCCGGGTCGTCTGGGTCGTCGTCGTCGACGTCGCCGGCGTCCGCGGCGACGAGCTGGGCTGAGGGGAAAGCGGACCGGGTCACGTGGCCGGCGCCGGCGAGCACGCTCGAGACGAGCTGTCCGTTGCGGATCACGGCGTCGTCGAGCTCCACACTGATTCCGGCGCGGACGCGCTCTGCGGCTTCCACCAGGAGGTCGTCGCCGGCGCTGGTTTCCAGCACGCGGAACGACGCGTCCAGGCCGGCCTGCGACTCGGTCACGGACACGAACCGGGACACGGGGAAGGTGCGGTCGTGCTGGAGGTTGGCGACGAGCTGGGAGACGTCGTCCGGGACGGTGACCGAACCTGGGCCGGCGGTGACGCGGCCGCGGTTGGTGCGGCCTTCCTCGCCGTACGGCAGGAGCCGGTAGGTCAGGATCCGATCGGACGCGTCCGCGGCTAGGAGCGTGCCGTACGCGGTCAGGGTGACCATCAGAGCGACCCGGGCCAGATCGTCCGGCCGGTGACGTCCTCGGGCGTTTCCGGCTCGTCGACGACGGCGTCCACCTGGTCGCCGTCGACGACCACGTCCACCTGGTCGTCGTCGTCCGGAATCGCGTCCAGGCCGTCCACCTGGTCGACGTCGGCCGTCGGCTCTACGGGGTCCGCCGGAGCGCCGGCGATCTCGTCGACGGCCGGCGCGGTTGCCTTGGTGCTGCGTGCCATGGTCAGTCCTCACTGGGTGGGTTGGCGGTGGTTGGCTGCGTCGAGCTCGCGAGCCATGCGATGTCGAAATCGATGCGCGTTGTCCGCGGCGTGACGTCATCCATCGACAGGCGCGCGGCGATCGGGGACGACCAGTACGAGAGCGACAGGTCGACGAGCTCGTTCCGCTGGCCCTCCCGCGTGGAGTACGTCAGGGACGCCGTCGACGGGGAGCCGTCCAGGATCCCGGCGGGCAGGTTCGCGTAGTTGGCGAAGTCGATACGAGCGGAGTTGCGGCCGGCTACGTACAGGTCCACCTCGACGGTGCCCAGCGCGTTGGCCTCGACGTTGTACGGCGTGTACGCGGTGCCGCCGCGGCGTCGCGCGCTCTCCCACTGCGACAGGAGCTTGTCGATCTCGTCGTCCTCGAGCGGGACCTGGTCCGTGTGGTGCAGGTTCATCAGCGGGACGGGCGTGTCCACGCGCTGGCGCCAGGCGCGGGTCATGGCTCGGGCCCCGCGGATCTCGTCGGCGGCGATGTCCAAGAGGCCGTCCTGCGGCCCGTCAAAGTAGATGACCTCGTCCGCGTCGACGCGCTGTCCCTGGACCTCGACGAACAGGTCCTCTGTCAGCTCCCACTCGTCGTAGGGAACGCGGATCGCGTCGACGATCTGGCCGCCGGCGCCGCGGCGCACCGACCACAGGGAGCGGCCGTAGAAGAACAGGTCGTCCAGGGTCCAGAGCATGCGCCAGCCGGGCGGCTGGCCGGTGTCCGTGCGGGAGAGCCAGGCCGGCTGTCGGGCCAGGCGCTCGTCGACGCGGTACGCGACGAGCGGGTACCGGGACAGAGTGCCGGCGATGAGCGCGCGCGCCTTGGCGATCGACGAGACCTTCATCGCTTCCTCGCGCGTCGGGATCGCGAGCTCGGGCCCGTAGATGTCCGCGAGGATGACGCGTCCCAGCGAGCCAGGCACCGACCCGGGCGTGGCCACGGCCGCGCCGGACCATGCCGGCGACGTCGGACCGTAGCCGTCACCACGGGTGAGGCTGAGGGTCCGTCGCAGGACATCGAACAGGGACATGACGTCAGGGTGCGGCCGCCGGTCAGCGGCTGTCGAACGGGCGTACGAACGGCCCGTGTGTAGAACGAATGCCCAGGTCAGCGCGCCGCCGTACGGATCGCCGTTGGCTGTGGCTGCGGGAGCTGGTCGAACTGGTAGAGCGCGAGCGATGCGGCCACGAGCGGCGCGACGTCCTCCGTCGCCTGCCGGCGCGCGAACAGGCGAGCACCTTCGATCAGGCGCCAGGCCGCGCCGTCCGCGGCCGCGTTGAGGCTGGACTGGTCGAAGTGCTCGAGCACGCCGTCCCCCAGGTTCGACGTCAGGAGCTGGGCGGCCGCGGCCGCGTCTTTCAGGAACCCGGACACCAGCGTGACGCCGCGGAGCCGTTCGATCGCGCCGGCCGGCCCGTGGTTCGCCCCGATGCCGTCGTAGCGGATGGGCATTCGGTACTTCCGCGCCACGGCGTGCGCGACCTTCGGGAGCCATGACACGCCGGCGCGGTAGTCCAGGATCGCGACGCGCGCGATACCGCCGGGATCCCGCCAGGCGGCAGCGAGCGCCGCGGTCGAGCTGTCGGGTGCGACGTCGTACGCGAGGCCGAACCGCTTCGGGAGCGCCTCGCGCGGGATGCCGGCGGCGCGCCAGGCGTCCATGTCGATCGCCGTTACGGTGCCGTCGAGCGGCCACATGCACAGGTACTCGCGAGCGAACCGCACGGGGCCCAGGCGGTAGAGGCGCTTCTGTAGCGTCTTGACGGTGACCAGGCCCGACGACAGGCCGGGGTGGACGCGGCGCCACACCTTCGGGTCGTTGACCTTCTCGGGGTCGCTGGCTTCGTCGTCAGTGGCGGAGTAGTCCAGGATCCCGGGTGCGTGCGGGCCGCCGTTGCGCCCTTCGGACAGGAGCTCCCAGAACATGCCGGCGCGGAACTTCCCCGGGGTGCCGGACACGACGATCTGGGCGCGCGGGCCGCGGGTGTCCATGAGCGGCAGGACGCCCGTCAGGAGCTCCGTGCCCACGTCGCCCTCGAGCTCGCCGGCTTCGTCGATCCAGATGTCGTCGGACGCCTGGGAGCGCACGGCGCCCGGGTCGGGCGGGACGGCCCACATCCGGGAGCCGAGACGGATACCGAGCTCCTCGAGCTCTTCGGGCGTGACGTCGTCGAACTCTTCGTGCGCGACGTCGATCGGCTTACCGTCGCGGTCGGTGGACGGCCACTCCAGACGCTCGCGGCCGCCGTTCGCGTAGTACACGATGCGGCCGGGCCGGCGCCGGCGGGCGCGTGACTCCACGGCGTACCCGCGGGCCAGGAGCACCTGGGCGTGCTCGCGCATGATCTGGGACGCGATGTTGCCGGACTGCGCGGTGATGACGACGCGGTGCCCGTGCTGGGTGTCGCACCGTCCGAGCATGGTGGCGAAGATCGACGTCGTCTTGGTCGCTCGTCGCGGCATCTGGACGACGAGCTCCTGGCGGAGCGCTTCGTCCGGCCGGCGCGGGTTGCGGGCCTCGAGCAAGCGGGCGACGCGGACGCCCTGCTCTTTGAGCGGCAGACCGAGCATGCGCGCGCCGCGTTCGGCAGTGGCGATGTCGACGTCGCGCGGAAGCCGCGTCGCGTAGTGCGGTCTGACCACGAGGACAGCGTGACACAAGGGTTGGTACAAACTGCGGTCCCACCTGCACACACACAAGGGGAGCGGACCGCGAGCGGTGGGTTTCCACGACTCTCAAAAAGCGAGCCGGCCCGCGTCCCGTGAGGGGGAAGCGGGCCGGCTCCGGCGCTGACGACACCGTGGGGGTTTCGAGATCCCTGTGCAGGTCACCAGGCTAGCGGGCTGTCCTCGAGCTGGCGCCTCTTGGGTGTGGTGCGTCGTGCTCGTCGTGCGTTCGTGACCGCGGCGCCGCGAGCGCCACCGATCTTGCCGCCGTCGCGCGTGTTGCATCGGGTGTGCGCTGGCCACTGGTTCTCGACGCCCAGCGCGCCGCCGTCCGTGCGCCGGATGACGTGGTCCACGGTCCAGCCCTCCCACCTCACGCCCAGGATGGGCACAACGGGACGCCGGCAGCGTGCGCACGGCAACGGCAGCTTGGGCCGCCAGTAGGCCCGTGCCGCCGTCACCATGCGCCCTGACCAGGTCACTCGCGCATCCGCTGTAGCCACAGATCGATGATGCCGACGATCATTTCGTGCCACGCCAGGTGGCGCGACGCTTCCCGGATGCCGGCGTCCCACGTGAGGTGGCCGGAGGTTCTCTCACCGCACATCTCGCACCGTGTGCGGTACCGCGGCCGGAGCCAGACGCGCCACGAGCGGTAGCGGGCGACCGTGACGGTTCCGGGACGGTCGCTCACCGCTGGACCCATCCATCGATGCCGAAGCCGGCGGCCGCGCCGGCGATCATCGCGGCGACGTAGACCAGGGCAACGCGCATCCGCCGGCGCCGGGCGGCGCGCTCGCGCCGCGCCTGACGAGCTCGAGTCGTCATCGGGCCATCACCCCGCGGCCGTCGCCGTGGTTCACGTAGCGGATGTGCCCCAGGAGGTCCGCGAGCGCCCGTAGTGCGTACTCCGTGCCCTGTCTGGCGATCGCCACGGCCTCGAGCGTGACCGCGTCGGCCTGTAGGCCGTCCTGCCCGTTCGTGGCCACCTGGAAGTTGCACCCGGCGGCGATGAGCTGGACAGCGTCTTTCGCCCAGCCGGGCACGTCGGCGGGCGCGGCGCTGTAGCCCATGGCGACGTGCGCGACGGTGGCACGGTCCTCGTCGGTGGTTATGCCGGCCGCGTGGAGCGTTGCGGTGGCCGCGGCGATGCCCGTGGCGGCCAGGAGCTTTGCCATGTTGGCCGGCTGGCTCAGCGGGAGGTCGTCGAGGATGCGGAACAGGTCGGGATCGGGGTCAGGGCTGGCCAGGGTACGGAGCAACTGTCCGACGGTGCCGAGAATCTCGCCGTCGCTCATGGTGCGGGTCACGATGTCGCCTCCTGGTAGATCGCGTGGGCCCGGCTCTTGGAGATCTTGAGCTCACGGCCGATCGCCTCGAACGTCTTCTTCCTGATGTCGTGGAGCTCGCGGATCTGGGCGGCGAGCTGCTCGCGGTCGGCGCCCCGGACGCGGCGCACGCGCACCGGCCGGGCCCGCACGTGCCGACGGGCGGCGAGCGAATCCCGGACGGCCGCCAGGTCGACGACAGCGGACACAACGGGGACGGGCGCCGTCGCGGGGTCGGTGGCCCGCGGGACGCGCTCCGTGAGCAACTGCGCGAGCGTGTGGGTCGCGAGCAGCATGGCGATCGGCGCCAGGCCCACTACGGCCGTGCCCACGATGCGCTGGACGAGCTCTGAGGGCTCCCAGCCGTGCAGGGTGTTCCCCAGCGTGCTGACGGCCGTGAAGAGCGCCAGAGCGCACCAGGACAGCCATACGGACTCTCTGCGGGCCCTCTGGACCAGCCAGGCCAGGGTGTAGCAGAGCACGGCGGCATCGATCATGACGGGTACGAGCCAGGCGAGCCAGAGGGGGACACGGCCCCAGGTCGCGACGTCGCGGAGGCCGTGGAACGACAGGACGAACGAAGCGGCCGCGATCGTCACCCCGAACAGGATCGTCAGGACCACGACGGGCGCGCGGTCGGCGTCGAGCCGACGGAGGGCGGCCATCAGAGCGCCTCGAGTGCGTCGACGATCGACTGGAGCGCCTCGAGCGCCTCGTCCTTCGTCGAGCCTGGAGCGGCCACGAACGGCTCGCCGTCGCGCACGCCCGCGATGAGGGAGTAGCCGGAGAGCTGGAGTATGTGGATCTCGCGCGCCGGCGTCGTGGTGGGGATGCCCTCGACCAGACGGACGGGGAGCGGTTCGCCGAAGTCGACGTCGATGGGCGGTAGGTACTTCGTCATGGGGGTTCTCTCTCCTGTATGTCGTGGGCCGCGAGCGCCGCGTGGTCGAGCGGTGGCGGTCGGAGGTTGGCCAGGGTCTGTGTGATGCGTCGGTGGATCAGTCGGCAGAGCGGGCAGAGCGGTTCGTCGGCTTGGGTGCGGCGGGTGCGGTCGGTTCCGTGTTCGCACTGGTGTTCGGGTCCCATGCCTCCCAGGGTGACACCCGGTCTCACGTGGGGCCGGGATTACGGCGGAGCGGATCCCGCCGGGGGCGGGAGCTCTTCCGGAGCGGTCCCCTCCCCCAAAGCGGCCCAAGATCCATGCCCCGATATCTCGTCTCGGCCAATACCTGTAGCGCCCTCACCGAACGTGAGCGCGCTCCTGTACTGGAACCGGGACGGGATCTCGAGCTCGCGCGTGCCGGTGCCGCTGGACCCCCACCAGCGGTCTAAGGAAAGGGAGGTCGTCGTCCTGGGTTGGTACCCGGCGGGGAGACGTGAAGAGAGAACGCCGGGTGTTGGCCCGCGGGCCAACACGTGAAGGCCGGCCCCCGTGCGGGGGCCGGCCTCGTCAACTGGCTACGTCGTGGGGCGCTTGGGCCTGGGTGTCCTCGTCGAGCGAGAAGCCCAGGTCACCGTCGACGGGCGCCAGGATGGACGTGAGGTCCATCTCCAGCGTGACGGCGGCCGCCTCGATCTCATTCAGGCGCCACGGGATGGTCCCGTTGGTGCGGGCGGACAGGGACGGCTGGGACATGCCCAAGCGTGCGGCCGCCCGGCGCTGCGAGAGCCCCAGCTCTCCCATGCGGCGCTCGATGTTGCGCCGCGCTCGGTCCGCGAGGGAACCACGCGGGACGGCAGCGTGGCGAGCGGTCGTAAATGACATGGGCGTCATTCGATCGCATATCTCGATCGCTGTCTACCGCACGGCGATCAGAGGTGTGGGTGATCTTGGGGCAGGAGTCAGCGGACTGTAGCGCGCGATCGAGTTTCCCGATAGCGTGACGGCCATGACGACGACACAGGAGCTAGTGCCGGTGGTGGCGTATCAGCCGCCCACGACGTACAGCGAGATCATTCGCGACGAGGTGAAGGCGGAGTGCGGGCGCCGCGGCATCAGCCAGCGTGCACTGGCCCGCGCAATGGGTCTGGCCCAGCCGTCCATCTCGGACAGGTGGCGCGGGCGGATCCCCTGGACCCTGGACGAAGTAGAGCGCCTCGAACCAGTCCTGGGACTGGATCGAGGCGCTCTGTTGTTCCGGTGCGCCCGAAGGGATTCGAACCCCCAACCTTCTGATCCGTAGTCAGATGCTCTATCCGTTGAGCTACGGGCGCTGGTCGTACGTCTTGCCTCCGGCCTACCGTTCGCACGGCCGACCGACGAGA